ATGACCGACAAAAATTTGTTAATAGATACAAGTATTGTGACGGAAAGTGATGTAGAACAGCATGATGTATATACTCTTCTGACTAAAGCCCCACCTAATGGGCTAGGCTTAAAAACAGAAGATATACTTACTAAACATAATGTAAGAGGTATGCTGATAAAAAAAAGAGCTAATAAAAAAAATCACTATCCTGATTATGTCATTGGAATCAATGGGTTGCCTGTTGTTGTCATTGAAGTCAAAAAACCAAATGAAGATCTTTTGGAAGCATTTAGCGAAGCAAGGCTCTACGCAACTGAAATCAATGCGCAGTATCCAAATAATGTTAATCCTCTTACCAAATTGGTAGCTACCGATGGTAAAAAATGGTTATTGGGTTATTGGGACTCAGATAATATTGAGATTGAAGTAGCTGAAGTTAGCTCATTTAGTGAAAGCTTTTCAAAACTTATTGATTTTTTAAAGAGAACAACATTATTAAAAGATGTTGATAATATTAATAAGAAACTATTTCCACAAGTTTATTTTCGACCATTACGATATGTTGGTGGTGAAAGAATTCAAAACGAAGAAATTGGATTTAACTCATTTGGTGATAAATTAATATCTGAGTATAGACATATATTTAACCCAAATAGTGTTGAGGATAGAAAATTTATCGCCATTAATGGATATATATCATCAAAGAAAAATAAAAGATATTATGATCCAATTAATAATGTGATAAATAACCGTGTTATAGATTACTCTTTAGATGGTACAGTAATTAATGATTTAAAAAATCCTCATGAATTAGTGGTTGGTTTAAGAAAGAAAAAAGAATTAGAGGGTAAGATAATCCTTCTTATAGGAAGTGTTGGTTCTGGTAAAACGACATTCATAGACCACTTGATAGAAAAAGTGATTCCTGATGATATAAAAAAAGAAACTTTATGGGTTAGAATTAACATGAATAATTCACCTGTAAACAAAGAAGAGATATATGATTGGGTTAGGGATAGGATAATTAGTGAGCTTAAAGATCTACATTCTGAAATAGATTTTGATAGCTTAGATGTGATGAGAAAGATTTACTCAGTAGAAATAAATAATTTTAATAAAGGTTTAGGAGCATTACTGAGTGATGAGAGTGAAAGAAATAAAGAGCTTTTCAAAATAATTAAAGAAAATGAATTGAATTCAAACAAGAAAACATCGTGTTATACTAGGTATTTAGGATCAGAGAAAAGCAAACTAATAATAGTTGTATTAGATAATTGTGATAAGAGAACTAGAGACGAACAGTTATTAATGTTTGAAGTCGCACAATGGCTACAAAATGAATTTAGAGTATTAATTATGCTGCCATTACGGGACGAAACGTATGATAATCATAGGAATAGACCTCCCCTAGATACTGCAATAAAAGATATGGTATTTAAAATTGAACCACCAATGTTTCAAGAGGTTTTATTATCTAGAGTACAATTGATACTCAATAAAATGGGTGGTCGATCTAATAATAGAATTCAGTATGATTTAGGTAATGGTATATCTGTAGAATGTGGTAGAGATGAGGAATCCATATACTTAACATCTATAGTTAAGGCGATTTTTATTTATGATAAAGAAATAAGACGTATTATCGTTGGGTTGGCGGGCAAAAACATCAGAAGAGCTTTAGAGATCTTTATGGAGTTTTGTACTAGTGGTCATATAACTAGTGGTGAAATTTTAAAAATAAGGCAGCAAAAAGGGAGTTATTCTTTACCATTATATATAATAACGAGAGTTCTCTTGCGTATGAATAAGCGATTTTATAAAAGTGATAATTCATATTTAAAGAATTTGTTTGCAATAACAACAAGTGATTTAACACCTAATTATTTTATTAGATATATTATTTTAAAATGGTTTCATGATAAATATTCATCTGTAGGCACGTCTGGGTATAAAGGCTATTTTTCTGTAAGAGATCTAACTGAAAGCATAGCTAAATATGGTATATCCGAAGATGTAATATTTAGAGAAGTTAATTATTTGATAAAAGGTTTTTGTTTAGAATCAGAGCGGTTCACTACAGATATTATTGACGAAAATGATTTATTAAAAATAACATCAACAGGTTTTGTTCATTTAGACATGGTATCAAATATTAATTATCTTGCAGCTATTTCAGAAGACACTGACTATGATTCAGATACGGTTGCGAAAGAAATTGCTAGTGCTATGGGTGAAAAAGGAAGCCTTTATGATAAAGAGATCGTAGCTAAAAATGCGAAATTGATGATGGATTATTTATCAGAATGGCAAGATAAGCATGACTCTTTGGCTAGCAATATTTTAAGTGATAATGAGTTTTCTGTATTATCGGATTTCAACGCCGCTAAAGAGTATGTTGAGCGCTTTAATGAAACTTTAAAAGATCCTCTATGGACTGAGTTTGAATCAAAGAACCATGTTGGTGATACTATCAAAGGTATAGTTAAAAGTGTTCATGATAAATACGGTGTGTTTGTCAAATTATCAGAGGAAGGAGATATAACAGGATTAATTTATAAAGCAAAATGTCCTGATGGCTATATGGGTAAATATGTGAAAAATCAAGAGATAACTGTCAGAATTGATAATGATATTGACTCAGTAAATAAAAAAGTGTCTTTAAGTATTGTTGAAATAAATTAAGGTAGTTACTGTCATAACAAGCATTGTTTGAATGTAGAATTCTGATATTACAATTCAGTGAGGATGATGTTTGTTATGGCAATTTCCTAGGTTCTGAGCATTTTTGCAATTTCCTGCAACAATCCGCAAAATTAAAAGAGGAACGCTACCAACGCGAAGTACTCCTACTGGAGCTGTTCTGATGGTCTCTTGCAGGTGCATGAAAACCGACCTATTTAGTGGGCAGGCGTGGCGGGGCTACGATTGCGCGGCGACATGTTTATTGTTAATAATCCGCCCGCAAATTCTCCGAGCCATAGCGGCGTTAAATTCAAATTTCTATAGTTAGATAGTAATTATTTTAGGTCGTCTCAGAATGGATTACAGGGCGGATAAGCGTCGATTTGGTGGGGGTTAAATTCAGGGGATTAGTCTTGGTGTTGTGGTTTTGATATAATAGAGTGGGGTTATATTATTATTTAAACCATCGAGATCACCTACCTGTGGGCGAAAAAATACCGCCACTGAGGGCGGTATCATGATTAGTTTGCAGGCGTTTATTCTAGTCGTTATCTAAATCCAATGAGTATTTATCAAACTTAACAATCTCTGCACCAAACCAATCATTAAGCTGCATCATCTTACTTTGTAGTGGGATAAGTTCATTACGAACAAATACCTTTGCGGCTTTCTCCACATCACCAAAGCCGCCTACGTTTTCAGGAATGATCCCCATGATTTGAGGGGGGACACGGTGCGCAGCTAACATATCATCACGACTCACATTCTTGATATTCAGAAACTCATCTTTTGCTGCTGCTTCCGACAAAGGGATAGTTTGAATACCGTCTTTCTTTCCCCCTGGTGCATACAAAAATAAATTACGGAAATTCCCTGGTCCTTTACTGCTTTTGAGGGCTTCACGAATTTTATCAACATCATCGGTTTTCTGTGCTGCATCACTGATGTACAAGATATAACCTGCGTGTGAACCATTCAGATAATATTTACGGCGAAACAGTGTTGATGCTTCATTGAGTAGCACGGATGGAATAGCGGCTAAGTATTCAGGCAGCCCGTAGATTTCTTGGTTAATATCAGGCTCAATTAGGTGATGCACTTTGCCAGTTTCAAATTCATAAGGCTTAGTATCATACCCCTGCTGTACAAACCAGTAGGTTTCTAAGTCTGCGCCTCGGCGTGTGAACTTAGCGGGGGTGTGTTTAAATGTTAATGCTTGCCCGAGTCGATTTTCTCGTAATTCTAAATAGCCATTGCCAAAGAGTAAAAAATCCAATCCCCAGCTATCAAAGGTTTGGCGGCTGAGGTATTTATTAGGAATGAATGTGCTTGTGAGAATATTACGTTTTACATAGATGGCACTACTGTGGTGAGGTGCTGCACGGAACGTCCGAGCAAGCCCATGAAAGCTAATCGGTGGCTCATAATAATTATCAATCTGCACACATTCTAAATAATCAAAAATCTCGCGCTTGTCTAACACCGGTATTGGGTCGCCAAAAGTGAACGCTTCCATTGATGCGTCATTGGTTGTCTGCGTCATATTCTGTGAATGACGTTTTTTATTTTTACGGCTCATTAAAATACCTCGACAATATTGTGATGGTTGCTGTTTTCACCGGTGATCGGTTCGTTATACAGAGCATGCATAGTTGCCCATGCTAAATCGGCATGGCTGGCTTCTTCACTGCGATCTGCTTCATACGTAGGGCGGTTGCCACTAGCGGTGGTTGCACGGCGAATAGCCATGAATGACTGGGTGATATCATTGCAACCGGCGTCATACTCAAGGCGATCATGACTAATCACGTCATACGCTTTGAGGACAAGGGCATTTTTTAAGGCTGGGTTATAAATAAATTCTTTCGCTGCGGGGAAAAATTCACGCACGTTTTGTAGGACTCCATGACCAATACCCGTAGAGTCGATGCCAATATATTGCACGTTGTAGCGTTCAGTTAGCTCTTTGATTGCATCGGATTGAGCGCGAAAATCCATGCCACGCCATTGATGGTGTTCAAGTATGCGAAATTTATCACCTTTGCGCATTGGCGGAGCGATAACTACACAGCCGGCACTATCCCCATTCTGGGTGCCTTTGGCGGGGTCGTAGCCAATCCAAACGGGGTGATAAGCATAAGGGCGTATCATCAATGGCTGAACGTCGTCCCAAATTTCCCAACTGTCCACCATGCATTTTTGCATTAACTGCAAGTTGAAAATGGACGCGATATCATCGACAAATTCACACATCAGTAAGTTTTCGAATTCATCGGGGCTGTACTCTAAATGCAGCTGGTCGATATCGAATAAGTTACAGCCGCCGCGCATGGCATCTTCAATGGTGACGATCTGCCGCCACTGCCCATCCCCACACATCATGCCGTTCACGAGAGTTTGATGATTGATATCAATCTCAACATGGTCAGCTTTACGACGCCCACGGTTAAATAATTTTCCTGACCAGAACGGATAAGCGCTATGGGTTAATGCGGATGGGGTTGAAAAGTAGGTTTGACGCCACTTCTTATGCATTGCCATGCCGGATGCGACTTTGCGTAATTCTTGAAATTTCGGTATCCAAAAGTATTCGTCAAGGTACAAGTTGCCGTGGTAGCTTTGTGCGGTACGGGCGTTAGTGCCGAGAAAATACAAGGTTGCGCCATTAGGCAAAACAATGGGGTCGCCTTTTAAGTCAACATCAACTTCACGCGCCATATCAATGATATAACCTTTGAATACATGCGCCTGAGCTTTACTTGCAGATAAAAATATTTGGTTTCGCCCAGTCGTGAGGGCATCCATAAAGGCTTCACGGGCAAAGAAGTAAGTCGCCCCAATTTGGCGTGATTTTAGGATGTTGCGAATGCGGTGTTTATGCCCTGCGCCGTACCAAACTTTCTGATACTCAAACATATTTTCACGAAAGATTTCTTCCAGTTTTTCAAGCTGTTCTTCGCTAAATAAATTCTTTTCAGGGGCGCGGCGCTCGCCTTTATTGCGATTGGCAAGTTTGGGATTTAAATCAACTTCATTACCGCCATTTTGGTATTTATGAATTTTGGCATGACGCTCAACTTGACGATAAAGTAAGTCGATTTCTTTAAAATCTTTACCCTCTTTATTTTCTTTGCTGAGTAGAGTACAAAGTCGCATTTCAAGCGTCATTTCTACGCGTTCAACGGGGGTGATCTCATCCCATTTATCACGTCGCTTCCAACTGTGAATGGTGGCGGATTTTTCGTTGAGCGCTTCGGCAATACGCGCAATCCTGTACCCTTTGAAGTACAGGTGCATGGCTCTTTTTCGTGGGTCAAAATCGTGTAATGTATTCATGCCGCCAGATTAATGACTCACACGAATTATCGCCTTGCCTCCGCATTGTGCCATTTCCCACACAATGGCAAATCATTGTTTCTTATCCCCCATCCCTGAAAACATAGGCTCATCTTTTTTACGATCATATACACACTCAATTGCCGGAGCCTGAGCAATGACAACAAAATCCAAGCCGGTGCGCCTTTGTGTTGAAGGGGCAACAACTGACGGTCGCAAGGTGCAGCGTCAATGGTTGACGGATATCGAACAAAATTATGACCCTAGCGTTTATGGCGCGCGAATCAATATGGAGCACTGGAATTATTCTTGGATGCCGCGATTCGGTGATGTGGAGTCGGTTTATACCGAGGAAATCAGTGAGGGTGCATTAGCAGGAAAATTAGCGCTGTATGGCGTTTTAAAGCCAACGCCAGAACTGATTGAAATGAACAAAAAACGCCAAAAGGTTTACACCTCTGTCGAAATTAACCCGAATTTCTCGGATATGGGCAGCGCGTATCTTGTGGGGTTAGCGGTGACTGATAACCCAGCTAGCCTTGGTACTAGCATGCTTGAATTTAGCGCTGGGGCTGATAAGGCGAATAATCTTTCTGACCGTAAGCAGGATAAAGATAACCTCTTTACGGCAGCGGAAGAAACGGTAATTGAATTTTCAGAAGTGGAAGAAACGCCTGAAAAAACAAGTCCAAGTCTAAAAGAACGTGTTTTTGCCATGCTTAGCCGTGCGCAGAAACGCAATGACGCGGAGCTTGACGATATTCATCAAGCCGTTGAACTGTGCGCGAAAGAGCAAACAGAAGCGGCACAAAAGCTTGCAACATTAGAGCGCGAAGTAAAAGCTCTCTCCGCAGTCAAGCAGCAAAATGAAACCCTGCGCAGTGAGTTGGAGCAACTCAAAACTGATTTAAGCCAGCAAGACAATAACACGCATCGCCCAATCTCTTTCGGCGGTGCTGGCACAAATACCGAAAACCTGACGGATTGCTAAACGGGAACAATAATGAGAAAAGAAACAAAAGTTAAATTTAACGGTTACATGACCCGCCTTGGTGAGATTTACGGTGTTCAGCCACAAGAGTTTGCAGCATCGAAAGTGGAAATTACTCCATCCGCGGCTCAAAAACTGGAAACCAAAATTCAGTTAAGCGCCGTCTTTCTGACCAAAATTAATATTGTGCCAGTGAAAGACCAAGTGGGCGAAAAAATCGGCATCGGTATTGGCTCAACTGTGGCAGGCACGACGGATACCACCAAGCAAGACCGTGAGCCGACAGATCCAACACAATTAGCCAAGCAAGGCTATCACTGCCGCCAAACGAATTTTGATACTGCTATCCGTTACGAAAAATTGGATATGTGGGCAATGTTTGAAGATTTCCAACGCCGTATCCGCGATGCCATTATTCAGCGCCAAGCCCTTGACCGCATCATGATTGGTTTTAATGGCACGAGCCGCGCGGCAACGTCAGACCGTAAAGTTAACAAGTTACTACAGGACGTTAATGTCGGTTGGTTACATAAAATCCGCCTTGAAGCCCCTGATCATGTTTTGGGTTCATCCACGGATAAAGACACCAACAAAATTACGCCTGAGCCAATCAAAGTGGGGATTGGTGAAGATTATGAGAACCTTGATGCGCTGGTTATGCAAGCCGTCGACCACGCCATTTCCGAAGTGTATGCCGATGATACTGATTTAGTGGTTATCTGTGGTCGCTCATTATTAGCGGATAAATATTTCCCAATCGTCAACCGTGACCAAGCCAATACAGAGGCTTTAGCTGCTGATGTGATTATCAGCCAAAAACGCCTCGGTGGTTTGCCAGCTGTGCGTGTGCCTTATTTCCCCAAAAATGGAATGCTTATCACGCGATTAGATAATTTATCTATTTACTGGCAAATCGAATCACGCCGTCGTCAAGTGGTTGATAACGCTAAACGTGACCGCATCGAAAACTACGAGTCAGTGAATGAAGATTACATTATTGAAGATTATGACTGCGTAGCGCTAATTGAAAACATCGAACTTACCAAAGGTAAGCAAGAGCCTGATGCACCAGCGGGTGATGATGCTGAGCAGAAAGCAAAAATGTTAGCGACAGCAGAAGAAAATACTGCGCTTAAAGCTGAGCTTGATGCTCTAAAAAAAGAGCTTGAGCAGAAAGAAAAAGCAGGGAAATAAGGGGTAAGTCGTGAACCCGTGGGAAAAAAAGCGCATGCAGGTGGAAGCAAAGAACGTCGGAGCGTATGGCGTTCTTGCTGACCCATCAGCAGCAACACAAGTTAAATTGATGTTGAGGCAGCACATGCGTGATTTGAGCAAAATTCAATCATTTGAGCGTAAAGCGGCATATAAGCGAAAAGCTTTGCCGTTGTATGAAACGTGGGTCACTGAAACGCTAAAAGGCAATTCAGGGGCGCAAGATGATGTATTGATGTATCTCATGTTGTGGTGTTTTGATGCGGGTGTGTATGAGCAAGGACTTGATATTGCTGAATATGCACTCAAGCACAATCTCACTATGCCGTCAGGTCAATCGCGCACAACAGGGTGCGCTATTGCCGAGGAAATGGGAGATAGAGCTAAAGAATCATACACCGCGAAGAATCCAATCCCACTGGATATCTTACAGCGCACAATGTCATTGATTGAGCATGAAGACATGCCAGATAAAGTGCGGGGTGAGTTACACAAATGGTTGGGTTATAGCTTACGGGATAATGACTTACCTCAGCCTGCACTTTGCGAATTAATGCGAGCGCTTGAGCTTAATGAGCGCTGCGGCGTGAAAAAAGACATTAGCAATATTGAAAAGTTTTTGTCTGCGAAAAACAGCGCAGACAGTTAAAGAACGTGCCAACGCGCAAGGCGGCGCGAGACTAGAAACTGGTTTTCGACATCTCGCCCACCGCCTACCTATTGAGGTGAGTTATGGATTTTGTTTCACCAGAACAGGTAAAAGAAAAAAATGAAGTATTAAAAAGTGATGATTTCTTTCCTGCCATCAATACCGCCGATTTTCGCGAACAAATGCGCGTAGATGGAACGGTCACACCACATCGTCTAATCAACAGCTTAAAAAATGCCATTATCGAAACCAATCGAGAGTTGTTGGAATGGAAAACGAAAGAAATTGGTTTCGGTTATCAGTCGCTTGAGAGTGTGCCTGCCAATAAAATTCATGAGGGAGAATCCTCAGAATCTGAGCTTGTTTATCTTTATCGCCGCGCGGTGTTTTGTAGTGCAAAAGCCAATATCACTGAGCGATATCGTGATATTGATACCACGCCTAGTGGTAATAAAAAAGCTGATGCGCTTGAACCAAATATTGATGATTTGCAACGTGATGCGTTATGGGCAATTCAGCGAATCAAGGGCGCAACACATAACATTGTTGAGCTGATATGAAGATTAGAACAATTCAAGGTGACACCGTTGACGCTATTTGTTGGCGATTTTACGGAAGAACGATGGGAATGACTGAAGCGGTTCTGTTAGCAAATCCTAACTTAGCAGAGCATGGTGCTGTTGTTCCCGCTGGAATATTAATTGATATGCCAGAAGTGACGTCAGAGCCAACGCGACCACTTTTACAGTTATGGGATTAAGTACATGTTTGATAAAGATCCGAATAGTTTCGGTCTGGTTCAGTGGTTGATGCTGCTCTTCATTTCCGCATGGGGAGGCGCTGTGAGATATATCATTGATATACGAAAAAATAATACCGCATGGAGCTGGGTAAATGCCTTAATGCAAGTTGTTGTGTCAGGGTTTGCTGGGCTTCTTGGTGGTCTTGGTGCTATCGAATCAGGAGCATCAGAATACATGATCATGATTTCATCGGGTGTTGCAGGCGCGATGGGAACTATGGCTTTAGATTTTTTCTGGTTGAAGTATACAGGGGTAAAGAGTGACAAAATTAAGTGAGCATTTCAATAGTGCAGAGTTTGCCTGTAAAGATGGGTGTGGCGCATCAGACGTTGATGCTGAGTTGGTTGGCGTGCTTGAGGATGTGAGAGCGCACTTTAACAAGCCGGTTTATGTTGTCAGTGGTCGTCGTTGTGCGAAGCATAATAAAGCCGTTGGTGGCGCTGAGCATTCTCAGCATCTTTTAGGTACGGCAGGGGATATCAAAGTAAAAGACGTTACACCGAAAGCCGTCGCTGATTATTTGGAGTCAAAATATCCGAGTAAATATGGTGTCGGACGCTACAAAACATTCACTCACATTGATGTTCGTAAAAATAAAGCACGCTGGGGAAGTAACTCATAATATGAAAAAGAGAGTGATTGGTTTTGTGGTCTTACTTGGTATAGCGTTAATTATCGCTGTGTTGGGCATGAAAAAAATAGATAAGCTGAATACTCAAATTGGTGGACTGCAAGAAGAAAATACGCAGTTAAAAACTGACGTAAGCAATCAATCTAAGGTTATTGCTGACCAATCACTTTTTTTTCATCGTGCAAATCAAATCAGTAGCGCAGCTTACCGGAACGGAATTATCCAACGTGCGAGCGCAGAGGAAAGAAAAATTGAATATAAAACCATCCTTAAAAAAGAGCCGAGCTGTGATCTGCCTGTTCCTAGGTTTATTTCTGACCGGTTGCTCAGTAACGCGTACCGTTTACGTGCCATCGCCATGCACACCAATACCGAAAACGCTAACGCAGCCAGTACCGCCATCACTACCGGACGGATTTTAACCTATTGCGATTTGGCATTGTGGGTTGATCCGCTACTTACCGATTTAGAGCAAGCAAATACCCAGCTTATGGCGATTGAGAAATTCGACGAGGAACGTGAGCATGAAAAAGTTAACTAGCTTGCGGGACTACTTAGATAGCAAAATCCCATTTCTTCACAAAAACCCAGAAAAGCTCTACATGTTTGTTGAGAATGGACGCATTATTTCGACAATAGCGACAACGCCAAGTTTTGAATATGAATATACGGCGAATATCATTATTGAGGGCTATAAAGGTGATCAGAATGTTTTGATTGCAGTCGTGAATGATTGGCTGGTAAAGCATCAACATGATATTTCAGCGAATCCAACCAAGCGATATCAAGATTTTAAGTTTGAAGCTGTTATTTTAGATAATGAAACCGCGGATATTAGTATCGACCTAAATCTTACAGAGCGAGTGCTAGCCATCGATAACGAGGGCAAATGGGTTGTTGAGTCTATTTCTGAGCCGGCAAATCCATTCGATGAATGGAAAACAGAGCGATGAGTGACGATACATTACGTAAGCTTGATAGCGAGTTAGGCGCTTTAATCAGCCGTATGTCTGCAAATCAGCGCCGACAGCTGGCTAAAGAAATCACGCGTGACTTGCGCCGATCTCAAATAAAGCGCATCCAGCAACAAAAAAATCCAGACGGTAGTGCGTACACAAAAAGAAAAGCCAGCTTTGTCACGGTGCAGCGTGAAATTCAATTCATGTGGCGAGGTCAGAAGCGTACATTGCGTAATTGGCGTGGAAACTCAAAGACGATTACAGGACAAGATGCGGATAAAAAATCCCAGCGCTCATTTCGTAAATCGGATATTCAGCGCTATATCAGCGTCAAAAAAGACAAAATCAGTACAGAGCGAAAAACTAAGCAAACTCGCATGTTTAAAAAACTGGCAACCGCCCGTTTTTTGCGGATGTATAACAGCGATAAAGAAGCCGTTATTTACTTTTTACCCTCCGCGGGAAATATTGCTGGTGTGCATCAATTTGGATTAACAGAACGAATTGGACGAGCGCAAATTACCTATCCTTCACGTCAATTACTTGGGCTTACGCCGCAAGAAGTCACTCACATCGAAAACCAAATTATTGATTTTCTGACACGATAATTTGTGCCACTAATCAAACAAACCACACTTACTGAACACTTGCGCCATTAATGGCAGGCTTAAGAAAATGAATTTCTTGAGGTTGCTATGAGTAAATACATCCCCTTTATTCCTGCTTTAGTCGTTATTCTTTACTCTCTGATTGCCTTTTTTGATAACACTGCTGGAAGTTTTATTGCTGTACTCATATTGAATACGGTGATTTCTTTTTATGCCTTCTGGTTATTAATGAACTATCTGCCATTTCTAGGGAGCCAAACGAAGCCCTATAAATTAGACGGTTTCCCTCTGAGTCTTGTCCCTATGGATAACGCCGTTTATCGCTATGTCAATGCATTAAATTTACTTGCTTTGCTAGCTTTAACGCTTATTGGTCAATGGTTTTTAGTCCCGTTATTTACCTGTTTAGGCTGCTGGCAACACTTAGTTCGCCAATTGCTTTTAAATGCCATTTCACAAGAGAAATAACGCGCTATGTCCGCTGATATTTATCGCTTAATCCGAAATCTGATCCGTATTGGTGTTGTCACCGCCGTTGATGCAAAGAAAGGGTGCCGCGTAAAAACAGGCGACTTAGAAACGGGATGGCTTAACTGGATAACATTGCGTGCCGGCAGCACGCGCACAATGAATGCGCCGAGCATTGGTGAGCAAGTGATTATCTTAGCCATCGGTGGTGAGTTAACGACGGCATTTGTATTAACGGGTATTTTCTCTAATGAGCATTTGGAGCCTACTGATTCATTGACGGCAGACCATCGCACCTATTCCGACGGCGCAGTTATTGAATATGAGCCAGCCACGGGCGCGTTGAAAGCGACTGGTATCACAACCGCACACATTGAAGCCAGTGAGCAAGTTAGCGCGATAACGCAAGTGGTTATCGTTGATGCCGCTAAGAAAATCAATCTCAATACTCCAAATGTTATTTGCTCGGATAATTTAACGTGCGCTACGTTGAACGTAACCAAGGGCGGAGAAATGACCGGTGATATTACGCATAAAGGTGGCAAGTTTTCATCAAATGGCATTGTTGTTGATGAGCATAATCACGGTGGTGTTGAGCGCGGCGGTAGCAGAACGGATGGTCCAAAATGAAATATCAGGGTATGAGTCGAATCGACGGCACGGCGATTTCAGATATTGAGCATATCCGCCAGTCAGTCAGGGATATTTTGATCACGCCTATTGGCTCGCGTGTCATTCGTCGTACCTATGGCTCATTACTATCAGAGTTAATTGATCAGCCGCAAAACCCAGCATTGAAACTGCAATTGATGTCAGCCTGCTATACCGCATTGATGAAGTGGGAACCGCGTATTTTATTAACCCGCATCGGGTTAAGTAGTACAGAAGCCGCAAAGCTAATAATTGATGTCGAAGCAATTGAGCAAGACTCAAATCAGCCAATTAACTTTTCTGTCGATGTGGGGCGATGATGGCAAACAGTATTGATATAAGTTTATTACCGGCACCGGATGTTATTGAAGTGCTCGATGTTGAAGTGATATTTGCTGAGCGAAAAGCGGCATTAATTGCCGCTATGCCACCGGAGCAACGTGAAGTAGTCGCCAGAACGTTAGAGTTTGAGTCAGAGCCGCTAACAAAACTACTGCAAGAGAACAGCTACCGTGAGTTGATTTTACGCCAGCGTGTGAATGAAGCAGCCCGCGCAAGTATGGTGGCTTTCGCTACGGGAGCAGACCTTGATCAGCTTGCAGCTAATAACGGCGTGAAAAGATTGGTCCTATTTAAAGGGGATGAAACAGCAATCCCACCCATTCCGCCAGTTTATGAGTCTGATTCTGATTTGAGAATGCGCATCCCAGAAGCCTTTGAGGGATTGAGTGTTGCGGGTCCGGTTGGGAGTTATGCCTACCACGCTCGCAGTGCAGATGGTCGCGTTGCTGATGCCTCAGTGATTAGTCCATCCCCCGCTTGTGTGACAGTGACGGTTTTGTCGCGGGAGGGTAATGGTGTCGCGCCGGCGGATTTAATTGAAATCGTTGATGTAGCTTTAAATGATGAAGATGTGCGCCCTGTTGCTGATCGAGTGACCGTGCAGTCTGCTGAAATTGTTGATTATGAAATCGTCGCGAAAATTTATTGTTATCCATCCCCTGAATACGAGCCGATTATGGAAGCGGCAGAAGCACAACTAAAACACTATACCAACCAACAGCACCGGTTAGGGCGCGATATTGTGTTGAGCGCGATTTATGCCGCTTTGCATGTTCAAGGTGTGCAACGTGTTGAGCTGATTTCACCAAAGGCAGATATCAAACTCGATAAGACGCAAGCCAGTTTTTGTACTGGCATAAATGTTGAGCTGGGTGGCTCGGATGAATAGCCGTTTACTGCCAGTTGGGTCGTCAGCCTTAGAGCTTGCCGCTGGGAAGGCTTTAGCTGAAATAGAACGGGTGCCGATCCCCATTCGTATTCTCTGGAATCCTGATAAATGTCCGGTGCATTTGCTGCCGTATCTGGCATGGGCATTCAGTGTTGACCGGTGGGATAAAAACTGGACAGAGAAAGCCAAGCGCGACGCGATTAAGGCGGCAATGTTTATTCATAAACACAAAGGCACAATCGGCGCTCTACGCCGTGTTGTTGAGCCATTGGGTTATTTGATCCGTGTGATTGAGTGGTGGAAAACCAACGAAACCGCCGGCACTTTTCGCCTAGATATCGGAGTGCTGGAAACCGGTATTACTGAGGAAATGTATCGAGAGCTAGAAGCGCTTATTTTCGATGCAAAGCCAGCAAGCCGGCACCTCGTCGGGCTAACTATTCAGCTTGAAACCAAAGGCAATATTTTTTGTGCAGCGGCGAGTTATGGCGGGGATGAACTGACGGTTTATCCATACACGCCAGATGTAATTAGTGTTGGCGGCGTTATTTCCACAGGGGCAGCAGTCCATGTTATTGATGAAATGAGGGTTACTCTCCAATGAAATATTTTGCATTGCTCACTACCTATGGTGAGAAAGTGCTTGCAGAGGCGACAGCCCTCGGCACAAAAATTGAATTGACACATATGTCAGTTGGTGATGGTGGCGGCTCATTGCCGGCACCGGATACCAAGCAAACGAAACTCATTAATGAACGCCGTAAGGCGGCGATTAATACCTTGTTCATTGACCCGTTAAACCCGAATCAAATCATTGCAGAACAGGTTATTCCTGAGAATGAGGGCGGTTGGTGGATCCGTGAAATTGGGCTATTTGATAAATCAGGTGCATTGGTTGCTGTTGCAAACTGCCCAGAAACTTATAAGCCGCTTTTAGTCGAGGGGTCGGGGCGTACTCAAACCATTCGCGTTGTTCTTATTGTCAGCCATACCGAATCTGTCACGCTTAAAATTGATCCGACAGTAGTATTAGCAACACGTAAGTATGTTGATGATGCTATTGAAGTTTTAGATAAAAGAATCAAGGCGTTGACAGCGAAAGATGTTGGGGCAGTGCCGGCGACTGATGTTGTTCAAAGTACAGGGCAATCAACAAATCAGGTCATGAGCCAAAAGGCGTCGACTACCGCGATAGCAGATGCGAAAAAAGCAGGAACGGATGCGCAGAGTACAGCAAACTCCGCCGTCAGTGCGGCAAAAAATGCACAATCTACAGCAGATAGTGCAAACACTAATGCTAACAACAGAGTGCCATCATCTAGTATTGTTCAAATCACAGGGCAATCAACCAGTCAGATCATGAGCCAAAAGGCTGTTACTGACGCTGTAGCGAGCGCAAAAAAAGCGGGAACAGATGCACAGACTACGGCTAACTCAGCCGTCAGTGCTGCAAGTGCTGCTCAATCTACGGCTAATACTGCAAAATCCGCGGCAGATAGTGCAAACACCAATGCCAACAACAGAGTGCCATCATCTAGCATTGTTCAGACTACAGGGCAATCAACGTCTCAGATCATGAGTCAGAAGGCTGTTACTGAGGCATTACAAAGTGCAGTTAATCTCAATACTATCTACCCTGTCGGTATTGTTGTGTGGTTTGCTCAAAATAAAAATCCCAACACGCTATTTCCTAACACTAAATGGCAGTATATCGGTGAAAATAAAACTATACGCTTAGCTAAAGCGGATGGCAGTAATATTCTTCAATCGGGTGGTAAAGATAGCATTACGCTTGTGGCTGGACAATTGCCTGTGCATGCTCATAGTTTCAGTGCGACGACCAGTTCAGCCGGTGGGCATAATCATAATCGAGGCTCGATGGAGATTGATGGTCAGTTTGCAGCTGTAAGGCGAGGCGGTAATCAGAATAACACTCTTTCAGGGGCGTTTACTGCACGAACAAACTGGAATGCAGGTACCAGTTATGGTGGGGGGGATGATGCAGGCGGATTATGGACATTTAAAGGGTCTAGTGGTTGGTCAGGGGTAACATCTGATAGCGGTGTTCATACCCATACAATTTCAGGCACCACTGGTAATGCTGGCTCAGGTTCAGCTATCGATATCACGAACGCCTTTATCACTCTAATGGGTTGGTACCGCATCTCTTAAGGATTGTAAATGGAAACAATTAAACTCTATCACTATGATAATTTTACCGGTGAATTTCAGAATGCTACGGAGCCTTACGACGGGTCTGAAATTCCGCCATTTTCGACAGAAAAGAAGCCGTTAAAAGATAAGCTTGGGTATGCATGTGTCTTTAAAGATAATAAGTGGGTATACATTGAGGATCATCGAGGCGGAGAATATTACAGCACATTGAATGCATCTCTGTTTGTGATTAATGAATTAGGTGCATTGCCTGAAAATGTCACGGCTATTAAGCCAAATAGCTGGGATGATGTGTGGGATGGTAATCAATGGATACCAAAGCCGCCACCATCAAAAGAAGAGCTTATTGCTGACGCGGAGCAGAAAAAGCAATTACTTGCTGATGGAGCTGAAAAAAATATCACGATTTTAGAGCGTAAAGTACGCTTAGGCATGGCAACAGATGAAGAAAAAGATTTATTGATCGCATGGGAAATCTACAGCGTCAAGGTTGCAGATGTAGACACGTCACAAGCCCCAGATATTGATTGGGGTGTTAAGCCAGAATAATTATTACAAGCCCCATATGGGGCTTTGTTTCATTTCTCACACAATCCCCATTCCGTGCATTTCACTTATCCCACATCCAGAATTGAACTATTGCAAAATAGAGGACGCTAGTAATGGCTCAAGATTATCACCACGGCGTGCGAGTCGTCGAACTGAACGAGGGTACGCGCCCTATCCGCACCATTAATACAGCTATCGCCGGCATGGTTTGTACTGCCGATGATGCTGATGCCAAATATTTTCCACTCAATACACCGGTTTTAATTACTGATGTGATGGATGCTGCGGGAAAAGCAGGAGATACCGGAACGTTAGCCCGTGCGTTAGAAGCAATCGGAAATCAATCAAAGCCGGTGACGGTTGTTGTCCGTGTTGAGCAAGGTGAAACCGAAGCGGAAACCACATCAAATATTATTGGCGGGTCAACAGCGGAAGGACGCAAAACAGGCTTGCAAGCGTTAACCGTCGCGCAAAGCCGTGTGGGTGTGAAGCCGCGCATTATTGCTGTGCCGGGTCATGACACACAAGCCGTTTCAGCATCACTGGCGGGCATCGCTCAAAAGATGCGAGCTATGGCATATATCAGCGCTTATGGCTGTAAGACGGTATCAGAGGCAATTGAGTATCGTCAGAATTTTAGCCAGCGCGAACTTATGTTGATTTACCCAGAATTTCAAGGCTGGGACACAGTCGCTAATGCAGAAAGTAATATCTATGCAACGGCAACGGCATTGGGGTTACGTGCAAAAATCGACAATGAGATGGGCTGGCATAAAACGTTATCTAACGTAGGGGTCAATGGTGTCACGGGTATTTCTGCCGATGTGTCATGGGACTTGCAAGACCCAGCCACGGATGCGGGCTTACTTAACGAAAACGATATTACGACACTGATCCGTAATGATGGATTTAGATTCTGGGGGTCTCGCACTTGTTCCGATGATCCATTATTTGCCTTTGAATCTTACACGCGTACCGCACAAGTGCTGGCAGATACCATCGCAGAAGGGCAGGCATGGGCGGTTGACAAGCCACTGACACCAACGCTAGTGAAAGACATTATCGACGGTATCAACGCGAAATTACGCGCCATGACAAACCAAGGGTATTTGTTGGGTGGTGAGTGTTGGTTTGATGAAAAAATCAACGTAAAAGAAGAGTTGAAGAGTGGCAAAGCCTATCTTGATTATGACTATACGCCAGTTGCACCACTCGAAAACTTATTGTTGCGCCAGCGGATCACTGATCGCTATTTGTTAGATTTCAGCTCAAAAATTAAGGGGTAGTCATGGCGTTACCACGCAAGTTTAAACACATGAACATCTTTAATGATGGTCAAAATTACATGGGTATTGCCGAGGAAGTCACTTTACCCAAACTGACTCGTAAATTTGAAGCGTATCGCGGCGGCGGCATGAATGGCTCAGCTCAAATTGATATGGGGCTGGATGATGGCGCGTTGGATATGGAGATTACTCTTGGCGGGATGGAGGCTCAAATCTACCGCCAGTGGGGAATTGAAACTATTGACGGTGTTCAACTGCGATTTAATGGGTCAATCCAACGTGATGATATTGGGGAAGTCCACGCAGTTGAAATCGTCGTGCGTGGTCGATACAGCGAAATTGACGCCGGTAACGTGAAAGAGGGGGATAACTCTCAAACCAAACTGAGCGTAAAACCGACTTATTTCCGACTGGAAATGAACGGTGAAAAGCTGATTGAAATCGACATTATCAACATGATTGAGATCGTCGGTGGTGTTGACCGCATGGCGGCGCATCGTGAAGCATTAGGGCTATAAGGTAAAAGTAAATGACTGAACAAAAAGAAAATACTCACATCACCGTGACATTAGATGAACCGTTGACCCGTGGTGAAACGACGATCACTGAAATTATTGTGCGTAAACCTAATTCAGGTGCATTACGCGGTGTTCGTCTTGCGGCATTAATGGAAATGGATGTTGATTCAGCGATGTTGGTTTTACCTCGCGTCACGGCACCGGCACTAACCAAGCCTGAACTTATCCTTATGAATCCAGCAGACATGCTGAATTTGACCAAGGAGTTAGTGCTTTTTTTGCTACCGAAATCGGTGACTTCCGATTTCCAGAACGACTAACCGTTGATGATTTGGTGGCAGATATTGCCACCATTTTTCACTGGTCGCCGGCAGTAACCGAAAATTATTCTTTGACTGAATTATTAGAATGGCGTTATCACGCCCTTAAACGTAGCGGTGTTGAAGATGAGTAAAGATTTACGTTTACAGGTGATTTTAAGTGCCGTTGATAAATTCACAAAGCCACTACGCGGCGCTCAAGATTCCAATAAAAAACTGGCGGAAACTCTCCGCCGGTCTCGCCAAGAATTAAAAGAACTCAACAATCAAGCTCAGCAAATTGATGGCTTTAAGAAAACAAAGCAATCCCTTGATGCTGCAAATAATGCTTATCAAAAAACCACCGAAAAGGTGAGCCAGCTTTCGCGCGAATTATCCTCAGTACAAAACCCAACAAAGGCGCAGTCCAGAGAATTTGAACGTGCCAAGTCTGCCGCTGCTAAGCTAAAAATGGAAGCGGGAACGTTAAGCGTATCGCTACAGCGACAACGAGAAGCGCTGAAAAATAGCGGCATATCGACCCGCCAGTTAAGTCAGGCTCAAACCAGACTCAATAGTGATATTTCCTCGGCTAATCAACGATTGCAGCAACAAGAGCAGCAATTAAAACGTGTCGCCAATCAAGAGCGGCGTATGTCGGCGGCGAAAGATGGCTATCAAAGAACCATGGACGTTCGAAACAAAATGGCTGGAGCTGGTGCCAGCATGACAGCCGCAGGGGTTGGGATTGGTTATGCGGCAAAAAAAGTCTTAGTACCAGGCTATGACTTTGAAATCGGCATGTCGAAAGTACAAGCTTTGACTCGTTTGGATAAAAACTCAGACGATTACAAGATGCTGAGAGAGCAGGCGCGTGATCTGGGTGCAACGACGGCATTTACGGCGAATGAAGTCGCACAAGGGCAAGCGTTCTATGCGATGGCTGGTTTTAAACCTGAGCAAATTAAAAATGCGATGAAAGGCACATTATCAATGTCACTCGCCGGAGACATTGATTTAGCCACTACGGCGGATATTGGCTCTAATATTTTAACCGGCTTTAAACTTAACTCGGATGAAATGAACCGTGTGAGCGACACGTTAGTCGCAACGTTTACACGCTCTAACGTCAACTTAAACATGCTCGGCGATACCATGAAATATGTTGCGCCAGTGGCGTCAGGGCTTGGTGTTGACTTAGAAACGGCAGCAGTTGCCGCCGGCAAGCTAGGTGATGCAGGTATTCAGGGCAGCATGGCGGGTACTGGTTTGCGATCTATTTTGGGGCGCTTGGCTGAGCCGCCAAAGCAAGCCGCCGAAGCTCTCACAAAGCTGGGTATCAAAACTAGAGATGCGAAAGGCAACTTACGTGAGTTACCCGTTATTCTTGCCGAGTTGGACAAGAAAACTAAAAAAATGGGTACTGCGCAGCGAGCAGGGTTGTTCAAGCATATAGCTGGCGAAGAGGCATTTTCTGCATTATCTGTACTTGTTGATCAGGCGGGTTCGGGTCAATTGCAGGCAATGATTGCAGAAATCAAAGCCGCAAAAGGTGAAGCCGAAAAAGTGGCTAAAACCATGACCGATAACCTTGACGGTGATTTGAAAAACCTCACGTCAGCGTATGAAGATGTCGGGATTCAAATCTTTGGTGGTGCCGATAGTCCATTGCGTGACATAGCTAAAAGCGTCACCGATATCATTTCAAGCTTTGGTGAATGGGCAAAGAAAAACCCTGAAATAGTTAAAACACTGACAATGATTACATTGGGGCTTGGTGCAGTTCTGGCGGTGGGCGGTGGCATATCTTTGATGATTGCTGCCATGATTGGTCCACTTGCGATGGCGAAGCTCAGCTTGTCAGTGTTAGGCATTAAAGGTAGTGGTTTCCTCTCGTTGCTGATTAAGCCAATTAAGCTGATTGGATCTGCGTTTATGATGTTGGGAAGGGCGTTATTAGCTAACCCGATTATCTTAATTATTACCGCCATTGCGGGTGCGGCTTATTTGATTTACAAGCATTGGGACAAGATAGGTCCCTATGTGAAAGGCGTGTGGAATTTAGTCGCAGGTATTTTTAAGGATGCCTTTGATGTCATTCAATCTTTCATTATGAAGTGGACGATTGAGCCAATCATCAAAGTGTGGGATGGAATAGTGCGTTATTCAAAAGCGCTATGGGATGGTGTGACGCAGATTTTTAATCAATTTTGGGAGGGGATTAAATCCTATGTCATGAACTGGACGTTAGTTGGTTTGGTTTATCAACATTGGGATAAAATTGTGTCTGTGACGTCGCGCATGTGGAAATTGATTAAAAAAACAATTTCAGATAAATGGAATGAGATTGTCGCTGATGTGACTGCATTGCCCGAACGTTTCAAGCAAATCGGTGGTGAAATTATCGATAGTTTGAAGAACGGTATTCTTGAAAAATGGGAGTCACTAAAATCTACATTTGCCGAAATTAAGCAGGCGGCGACAGATTTATTACCTGAATGGATGTTATCAGATGATGCCAAAGCTGCGAGATTGGCGACTCAGACAAGTGGTGCATCCGTTGCGGGTAAGTCACTTGCAGGGTTATTTGATAGTGGCGGTTATATTCCACGTGGTCAATTTGGCATTGTGGGTGAGTATGGTCCTGAGATTGTTAATGGTCCTGCGAATGTGACCAGTCGTAAAAGTACAGCGGCATTGGCTGCGGCAGCATTAACACTAGGGTCAATGTCGGCAGCGGCAGATAAGCCGATTCATCCCTATGCCCTGCCGGCTAAAAACTACGTTTCTACCCCAGTTAATATCACTCAAAATCGCAGTGAGTCTAGTCGATCCCCGATTGAAATTCATATTCATCCTACACCGAATCAATCAGCCGTGGATATTGGAAAAGAGGTTGCAAGGCAATTAGAAGAAGCGGAGCGAAGAAAGCAATCAAGGCGGTTAAGCCAGTATCAAGACAGTGGAGAATATTAATTATGGCAATGGCAGCACTAGGCGTATTTATTTTTCATTTGCGAACAACGCCCTATCAAATGATGCAGATTAATAAAAAATATCGATACGGATTTAATAACCGCGTCGGTAAGCGACCTGCATTCCAGTTTATTGGTCCTGATAGTGATGATATTTCGTTAAGTGGTTCGTTATTTCCATCATTAACTGGCGGTAAGTTATCGTTATTGGCTTTGGAGTTAATGGCAGATACTGGTAAGGCATGGTCTCTGATCGATGGAACCGGCACAATTTACGGGATGTTTGTCATTGAAGAAATCACACAATCAAAAAGTTACTTTTTTGATGATGGTGCCGCTAGACAAATAGATTTCACGTTGAAGTTGAAACGGACAGACGAGTCATTAAGTGAAATGTTTGGTGATTTGAGTAAGCAATTGAGTGATCTCCGTGGGGCATTGCCATTATGAGTATGTTTACGGGGGATGAATCGACACCGGCATTTGTGCTAGCTGCCGGTGGTGAAAATATCAATGCGCTAATCCAAGGGCGTTTAATGTCATTATCAATGACTGATAACCGAGGGTTTGAAGCCGATCAGCTTGATATTGAGCTGGATGATAGCGACGGGAAATTGGCATTGCCAAAGCGCGGGGAAACACTATCACTTCATTTGGGCTGGAAAAATGAGCCATTAATTTATAAAGGTACGTTCACGGTTGATGAAATTGAGCATAGCGGTGTACCTGATAAGTTGACTATTCGCGGACGTAGTGCTGATTTTCGTGACACGTTAAACGTCAAACGTGAGCAGTCATATCATCAAAAAACGCTGGGCGATATTGTGAGAACAATTGCGGAACGTAACAAGCTCAAGCCAGTGATAAATGAAAGGTTGGATAAAATAAAGTTAGCCCATATTGACCAAACGAATGAGTCAGATGGCTCATTTCTGACGAGAGTCGCTAAAACCGAGGGGGCAATTGTTGCCGTAAAAGATGGCAATTTATTATTCATGCGGCAGGGGGAGGGATTAACTGCGACAGGGCAGCGAATTCAAACGATGTTTATTACTCGTTCCGTCGGTGATAGACACCGTTTTTCTTTGGCTGATAGAGGGGCGTACACGGGAGTAATTGCAAACTGGTTAGACACTCGCGAGCCGAAAAAGAAAAAAGAAGTTGCAGTGAAGCGAAAGCGAAAAACCAACAATAAAACACCGGTGAAAAAAAATGAGCCAAAGGAAAAGCAAGGCGAATATTTAGCGGGGGAGCTGGGCAATGTACTGACGTTATCCCATACCTATGCGACTAAAGAAAATGCGGCAAGAGCTGCTAAGGCGCAGTGGGAAAAGATTCAACGCGGGGTTGCCTCGTTTTCTATTCAGCTTGCGCGAGGGCGTGCAGATTTATATCCAGAAATGCCGATAATAGTGAGTGGGTTTAAGCCTGAAATTGATAATGCTGAGTGGACATTAACGCGGGTTGTTCATTCACTTAATGATAGTGGGTATATGAGCGCATTAGAGCTTGAGGTAAAAGTTTCAGATCTCGATATGGCGGGAGAAGAAAATTAACACTGTATAAAATCACATGTTATACTGTATGCAATATTAACATCATGACGAAAGGTATATTATCATGATGAATTGTCCTCTTTGCGGTTACGCAGCTCATACCCGTAGTTCTCAGCAAGTCTCAAAAGAAACCAAAGAACGTTATAACCAGTGCCAGAATATTAATTGTGGTGCAACGTTTGTGAGTCATGAATCAGTATCAAGATTTGTGGTTAAACCTAAACTTGTAGAAGCTGTAAACCCTCACCCTAATAAATATCAGCAAGCCTCTTTGTCATTATAAAAAATATGCCCCTCAATGTGAGGGGCAATAATGATTAACCTGCATTGACTAATTCATTAAAGAATTCATCAAAACCTTTCTTGCCACTGTCATCAAATCTCAATTCATTAAACTGGTCAGTGAAAGAGCAGCTTTCATCTATCAGGTCATCAAGACTATTTATAGGAATATATTTTTTAGTGATCTCTAATGCCTGTGGCTTACTAATTGTTACTGTATATTCAGGGCTGCTACCCAATTTCTTTTTATCTGAAATGAGGTAGGAAGTAACAGTAACAGAATTGTTTGGGGTATTAATTAAGCTGCGATAAATCCCGTAAATCACCGCGCGTTTGGTTAATGTTTCTTTTAGGCTTTGGCTATCTTGCTCATACGCTGATGATGATAATCTGATCTTTAGTGGCGACTCGCTAATGATTTCAAGTGAGTTATTTTCTGGGTAAAAATCACTGAAATATTCCATTGCATCGCTTGCGGTTGCATAAGTGTGATTTTGTTTTGTACAGTCGTTTTTAGATGAAAGATAGCTCGCTGAAAACGCAAGATTTGAAAATGCGAATGATAGAAAAGTAAAAGTTAGAATGTTTTTGGTTGAACGTGACAGAAAGTTAGTCATTACATGCCCTCAATTAAATTGGACTTAAATTAGAGTCCGGTTTTGAAGATAAGTAAAGCCCCTCAAAAGAGGGGCTAATTGGTCAATAATGGTCGATGTGGACGGACAATGGACGGTGATTAGCATAAGGCTTTATATAACAATGCATTACGCTTATATAATGAACACCATCCCTGTCTTTATAGCCCCTTTTTAAGGGGCTTTTTTTTGTGTTAAATGGAACTATGTTAACTATAGTTGACAATGTGAGTGTGGTAACTATAGTTAACAGATAGCGAGAAGGGAGGCTCTATGTTGACCGTACTAACGACAGATATTTTTAATAGATGGATGCATGACCTGAAAGATATTCGAGCAAAAACAAAAATACAGGTAAGAATTCGGCGTTTGAAGCAAGGCAATTTTGGTGATGTTGAATCAATAGGTGATGGTTTTTCTGAATTAAAAATACATGAAGGGAAAGGATATCGCGTTTATTTAAGAAAGATTGATAATACAATCGTATTGTTAATCAGCGGTGGTGATAAATCGACGCAGCAAAAAGATATCGACAAAGCCAAACAAATTTTTCGTGAAATTGAAGGTGATCTATGA